TCCTTCCGGTTGTTTCCGACACCTACCGGAAGGAGGTGTTTGTTATGGAAGAGATAATATCTTTTACTTTATTAGTGATGATAATTATAATTTACATAAAGAAATAACCGCCTACTCTGCCAAGTAGACGGTTTTAAATAAAACATTTTACTTGTGGAAACAACTAAAGCTGTTTTCCTTGTTGGTATTATTATATCACAAAAAAAATGATGTGTCAATAGTAATTTTTTAAAGTTATTGACTTTGTGCTTGCAAAATGGTATAATATACATACCGGTTATACCTCCGGGAAAAATTAATACTCATAGCTATTTAAAAAAAGACTATTCAGAACAAAGGGCTTGTCTGAATAGTCTTTTTGCTTCGTAAAAATTATAATTCTTTTGTTGCTAATGAAATTCGGTTTAATTCATTTATTACAAGTCTTTTTACATATGGCGGAGGAACGGACTTTCCGGATTCCCAATTTTCAATGGTGCGTTTCGGAATATCCATAAGCTCTGACATTTTTGACTGTGTAAGTCCTGCCTGACGACGGGCAGCTGCTATTTCTTTTCCCATGGCTTTTCTCCTATCAGATAGATTATAAATTTGACAATTGCAATTGCTATGAAGAATATACCTAATTTTAGTATCATAACTATTGACAAAATGATAAAAATAAGGTACAATAAGGGTGGGTGAGAGATTCCCACCCTTATTTATTGCTTAATCAATTATTTTGTCGATAATGATTAGCAGTACACCGATTAAGAAGTCTATCACCGCTTGTTGGAGCATTTGGTTTATAGGCTTCTTTTTTTTACCTTTTGCCATGTTCTCACCTCACTTTCTATATATATTATACCACTAAAATGGTGGTTTGTCAAGCGTTTTTTTGGAATTTTTTTGATTTTTTTAAAAAAAATTGTGTTATTTTTTGTGATAGATAAGCCGTTTTTACGGCTTTTATTTTTTTATCTGAAAAGTTGTCCGTTTTTTCCCAGGTTGTTTATGTTATAATTCAGGCGAGGTGATGAGATGAACGCTGTTACTAAATATGCGAAAATGGTTTTAGCCGGAGAGATACAAGCCGGGAACAGCGTGAAAAAAGCCTGCAGGAGACATCTTAATGATTTAAAAAAGCAACAAAGAAAAGATTATCCTTATTACTTCGATGAAGCTGAAGCGGAATACTGCTTTGAATTTGCTGAAAAGTTTTGTGTATTTACAAAAGGCAGTAAATGGGCAGGTCAGCCTCTTAAATTGGAGCTCTGGCAGAAATTTATTGTCGGTTCTGTATTCGGGTGGAAAAGAAAAAAAGATGATACGAGGCGGTTTAGATATTTTTATATACAGGTTGCCCGTAAAAACGGTAAGTCAACACTTATGGCTTTTATCGGAATTTACTGTCTTGTATGTGACGGTGAAGACGGTGCTGAGATTTATTCGGCAGCGACAAGCAGAGACCAGGCAAAGATTATTTTTGACGAGGCTAAAAGAATGGTCGAAAAATCCGAACAGCTCAGCAAGCTTCTTACTGTGTACACAAGAAATATTTCATTCGATGAAATGAACTCTTTTTTCAGACCTGTATCATCTGATGCAGGAAAGCTCGACGGATTGAATGTGCATTTAGCTCTTATAGATGAGCTTCATGCTCATAAGACAAGTGATGTTTACGATGTATTAAACTCTGCGAAGGGTTCGAGAACGCAGCCGCTCATCGGCGTAGGAACTACAGCAGGATTTGTTCCTACCTGTTTTTGTAAAACGTCACTATATGACGTATATAAGAACGTGCTTAACGGCACTGTGGAAATGGACGATGTATTTATTTACATTGCAGAGCTTGATGAGGGCGATGAATGGGATAATCCTGACGTATGGATAAAAGCAAATCCAAACATCGGTGTGTCTGTTTTTATTGACGACATGATTTCAATGTGCAACGCTGCTAAAAATTCGGCAAGTCTGCAGATTGATTTTAAAGTTAAAAAACTTAACATGTGGATAGCATCAGGACGAGGATGGGCAAATGTGTACAACTATAATAATTGTCCTGTTTTGATTGAAAAAGAAAAGCTTGTCGGTAAAAAATGTTACATTGGACTCGATTTAGCTAACCGAAACGACTTATGCTCTGCCGTGGCAGAATTTCCGCTCGGTGAAAATGCGTATGCGTGCATCCATCATAGCTTTATGCCGGAAGACAAGATAGACGAGCTTTCAAAAGCACATCAGGTGCCTTACAGAGATTATATAAAAGCAGGATATATAACGGCAACGCCCGGAAGTATTGTTGACTATGACTATGTGGAAGAATTGGTAAGAGAATGGAGCAGGATGTATGAAGCGCTCGAAGTTTGCCTTGACCCATGGAGTGCAAGTCAAGTGGAGCTTCACTTATCGGCAGAATTTACCGTTGTAGAGGTAAGGCAAGGATATCAGACGTTGTCAGAGCCGATTAAAGACCTTGAGGGTGTTATTAATAATAAAAAAATAACTCACTATGGTGACCCCGTGCTTAAATGGGCAGTAGGAAATGTAGTGATTACAACAGATCATGCCGGAAATGTCAAAACGGATAAATCAAAATCGTCATTTAAGATAGACCCGGCTCAGGCTCTTATAATTGCACATACACGCTGTTATACACATGATGAGAATTATCCTGATTATAACGCATATATGGAAAGTTATTTTGAAGAGATAGAAAGGATGAAATAATGAAATTAGCTGATGGGATAAAAAAGATATTCAACAGAGCATCAAGTGACAATGCTGTTGATATAAACGACCCGCATTTTTGGCGAAAATACGGAAATTCAAAAGGTGCTCTTTCGGAAATTACTTATATGGTATGCCTAAAAACATTGGCTGAATCTGTTGGAAAGCTACCGCTTAAGCTTTACCAGGATACAGATAAGGGAATACGAAAAGCTACTGAACTGAAGGATTATCAGCTGCTTAAACTACGACCAAACAAGCACATGACAGCGGCGCAGTTTTATGCAACTAATGTAATCAATATGTACCATTACGGAAATGCTTTTTCGTACATAAATGAAAGTCAGAAATGTCTTGATTTGCTTGATTCGAGATATGTAAGAATATACGATGACAATGCAAAGATTTTAACAAATCGCGGCGGCTTGTGGTATGTGTATCATGAACCGAAGACCGGGACTGTGTATAAATTTTCTGAAGATGAGATTTTGCACTTCAGGACCTCACTGTCGTTTGACGGCATAACAGGAATGTCGATACTTGATATTCTGAGAACGACAATAGATGGAAGCGTGAGCGGTCAGGAATTTTTAAATGATTTATATTCACAAGGAATGACAGGCAAGGTAGCTGTAGAATATACAGGAGAACTTTCGGAAGGACACAGAAAAAAACTTATATCGACATTCGAGACTGCAATTGACGGTAATTCGGGTATCAACTTTATACCTGTTCCTGCAGGGATAAAGTTGAATCCGCTTGATATGAAGCTTGCGGATTCGCAGTTTAACGAAATCAGAAAATATACAGCTTTGCAAATCGCCTCGGCGTTTGGAATAAAACCTAACCAGATTAATGATTATGAAAAGTCCTCCTACGCAAACTCCGAGGCGCAGCAAAGAGCATTTTATGCGGATACTCTTCTGTATTTGCTTACCATTATGGAGCAGGAAATGACCTATAAAAAGTTAAGTGATGAACAGATAAAGAACGGTTATTATTATAAATTCAACGTTGATGTGCTTTTAAGAGCTGATTTTGCTACCCGTATGGAAGGATACGCGAAAGCACGTCAGAATGGGTTTATGAATGCCGATGAGATTCGTGAAAAAGAAGATATGCCGAACCTGCCGAACGGTGAAGGAAAGATATATCTTGTAAATGGTAATATGATGCCGATTAATTCAGCGAAAGGAGGTGGTGAGGGTGGCAATTGAAATTAAAAACAAGACTAAATTTTCGGCGGATTTATATCTTTATGGCGACATAGTAGCTGACGAAGGGTGGAAGACGGGAGACGATGATAAGTGCCCGACTGATGTTATTGAGGCTCTTAAGGAATGCGAAGATGTGGATGAGATTAATCTGCATATCAACAGTGCCGGTGGAAATGTATTTGCAGGATTCGCGATATACAACATTCTTTCAAGATGTAAAGCAAAAATAAACACATTTATAGACGGGTGTGCTGCTTCTATCGCTTCTGTAATTGCTCTTGCAGGCGATACGGTGCATATGCCTTCAAATTCGTTTATTATGATACATTTTCCATACATAGCAGTTATTGGGAACGCAGACGAGCTCAGAGAATCCGCTGAGAATTTAGACGCTTTGACGGAGCAAATCATAGATGTTTACGTCAAACACAGCAAAAAAACTGCTGAAGAGTTTAAAAACAGTATGAAAAACGAAAAATGGTTTAACGCAAAAGAAGCGGCTGAATGGTTCAACAATATTATTGCAGAGGAAGAAAATTCTGCAGCGGCTTGCGTGACCGAGATTAAATTCAAAAATGCTCCGTCAGGATTTTTGAAAAAAACCGAAATTCAAAACAAAGACGATGCAGATATTTTAAACAAATTAATTGAAAGTGAGGAATTTTTAAATGAACAAGAAAATGAAAGATTTGCTTAATCAAATCAATGCAAAGACAAAAGAAGCGAGAGAATTTCAGAATAAGGGTGACATCACAGGAGCCAGAGCGGCACTTGATGAAGTTTCAAACTTAAAGGCACAGTATGAAACTGAAAAGGAACTTTATGAGCTCGAAAAAAACAATGTGCCTGACGATCCGAAGCCACAGAACAAAGCAGACGGATTTTCTGTAATGTGCAAGGTGGCAAGACGTGAGGCTCTTACAGCTGCTGAAAATGCACTTGTAACAGGCGGCTCAAACGGTGAGGATTATCTTATACCGGAAGACGTTCATGCGGAGATTATTGAACTCAGAAGAAGCTATCCTTCAGTAAGAGATTTTATAACTGTAATTCCGACAAATTCCATCAAGGGTACATTTAACTTTGAAGAAGGCGGAATTTCAGGCCTTGAAAACTTTGACGACGGAAGCGATATTTCTTCAACAGGTGATCCGAAAGTGAAGCAGGTACCGTTTGCGTGTCAGCAGTATGGTAAGGTAATCGGCATCTCAAACAGACTTATCGGCAATGAAAAAGCACAGCTTTTAGCTTACATTAATCAATGGTTTGTAAAAAAAGCCATCTTCACAGAAAACAAAAAGGTTTTTGAAATATTCGCAAAGAATAAGACTGCAGTAATCATTGACAGTGCTGACGAACTCAGAGTAAGAATGACTGTTGATATTGATACAGGAATTGAAGGAAACGTGATTGCAACAAATCAACATGGTATGGCTTGGCTTGCAACTCAAAAAGACGGAGATGGCAGAAGCTTGCTTGTACCTGATCATGCAAATCCGGCTGTGATGAGATTTAACGGTGCAGTGGTGAAAGTGTTCCCGAACACACACCTTGCCAATGTAGACGGAAAGGCTCCGATATTCTACGGCAGCTTAAAGGATGGTGCATACCTTATCGAAAGTGAACATCTGCATATGGCTGCATCTGATGCTGCGTTATTTAACAAAAATCAGACTGCACTCAGAGTGATTGAAGATTTCGATGCAATTCAGGCTGATAAGGATGCTTACGGTTACGGATTGATTGATATAACAGGTCTGCCGGGTGTGGAAGAATAATAAATGATTGATTTAGCAGAAGCGAAAAGGTTTTTGCGTGTAAATTTCGATGATGACGACAGAGTGATTGAAATGCTTTTAGCGGCATCGGAAGGGTTTTTACGTGCGGCGGTCGGAGAGCGGGCAGACCTCGAAGACCCTCGCTCAAAAACCTTAATGCTTATGCATTTGTCGGATTTGTACACAAACAGAAGCCTTGAGGGAAAAGGAACTAATTACAGTCTGAGCATAAGTAACTTACTTATGCAGTTAAGGCTTGAACAGGAGGGATGACAAAATGACACCGGGTGATTTAAACAATCCTATACAGGTATGTGTAGCAGATGAAAACGGTGTGTTTATTCCGCTTTTTACGGCATGGGTAAAGATTAAGACGCTCGACCGCAGGTGTGTATTTTCATCCTCCGGAGTAGGAAGCCGGAGTACTTTGGAGCTTGTGGCTTATAAGCTTTCTAAGCTCGGACGGAATACGCCTTTTATCTATGATGGAAATTGGTATGTCGTATCAGGAACAAATGACATAGACAGCAACTTTATAAAGCTTACTGCAGGCAGAGTGGATAAGAAAAGTATTATAGTTTCGTCTGTAAAAACAACCGTAAGCGACAAAAACGTCGTGACCGGAAATGTCGAAGAAAGAAAAACCATATCGGGATTTTTGCTTCAAAAATACATAGGCATTACTGACGAGGAAAGCCATAGTGAAAAAACTGAAAGGTTTATTATTATGATTTCACCGAATGCCGGAGTAAAATCAGGTGACTGCGTTGAGGTTGAGGGTGTTAAATATTCCGTAGGCGCTAAAGTGCCTAATACAGATGCGTGGAACGAATTTGAGATATACCGGGAGAGTGATTTGTAATGTCGGGAGTGACTGTAAACGGGCTTGATGAATTTACAAAAAATATTGATTCGCTCTTAAAAGATAAAAAAGAGATACATCGTAAATTTCACGAAAGAGCAGGTAATGCTCTTGAAAGGCTTGTAAGAAGCAATATTGTTGCTTCGGGCGTAAATGATTCACATGGACACGTGCGTGCATGGCAGATTAAGCATATAGGTAGCGGAGGCGGCTATGCTGCAGTTCGTCCGATTGCTTCCGGTACCGGTGCTGATTCACCGGGCGCAATTACTAATTATCTTGAAAATGGACATCAATTCAGAAAAAGATTAAAGGCTAAAAAAGGAAGTCAGAAGGTTCTTGCTGCCAGGGCGTTTGGATTTTATGAAGCTTCAAGAGGAAATGCAGGGAAAATTCTTAATGCCGAAGTGGAAGCTTTAAAAAAAGAGATTGTTGAAAAGCTTAATTGAGGTGATTGAGTTGATTAAAACAGAAGATTTTGTTGATGCAGTACAGGGAGTTTTATTTGATGAGCTTCCTGATGCACTGTACTATAAGGATTTTTTACCGCAGGAATTTGAACGTCCTGCTGTGTTTGTGGGATTCCGTGAATTTAAAAAAATGGAGCATCTGACAAGCACGATTGTTTCGGGTGAGGCTCGTCTTGAAGTAATCTACTTTGCCGAAAGAAACGAACATTCAAGACCTGACAGAATGGGTATCTATGACGTGCTGGACAGATTCCGGGAAGCTTTTTCAGGTGGTAAGATAACTGTTTGCGGTATGGAATTTGATATGGATTTTATGCCGGCAGGATATGCGGACAGAACTGCCATAGCTGACATAAAGATTGAATTTATGGACGATGTACAGCCAGGAAATGTTGAAAATGAAAATGCGGAAATGATGAATGAGATTAATTTGAGAATGTGATTTTGTATATGAAAGGAGAAAAAAGATGGGAATACAAGCAGTATCAGTGGCTTTCAGAAAAGCTGCTGAGAATTTTATAAAAAGATCCTCGAACGATATCGCCGGAGCTGTTGTAATTGTAAGTGGCATTACTGAAAGTAAAACGCAAAGTTTCAGCACTTTTGACGATTTTAAAAAGTGGAACGAAAACGAAAAAATTGTAACTGATACGGAGGTGGTGGAACTTATAAGACTTCTGTTTGTTGGAAATGTGACAAAGCCAAAAGCGGTTGTTCTTGAGTTTACCACCTATGACAATGGCGCAGGTGCTTTAGCGCTTCATATGGCTCTCAGAAAGCTTGAAGAAAATGGCGTGAGTTACTTTACAGCGTTTGTTGAAGCGGGTCAAGATGTGGATGTGTTTGAGATCGAATCCGAATGCTCGACTTATGTAAATGAACATAAAAGCATGTTCAGCGTAGGAAGAATAGAAGGAGATGATATGTATTCAATTATGACTTGCGACAATGCGGAAGTGAGTGGATGTACAAACGGCGGTATGAAAGCGCTTATAACAGGCATGCTTGCAGGTACGCCAATAACTCAGTCTATAACTAACTCAATAATTGACAGTACTCTTATTACAGGATATACCGATGCAACAAAGGAAGAACTTGACTCGTATGTCGATTCCGGTGTGATTGCTATTTTTTACGACAAAGGAAAATACAGAGTGAGCAAAGGTGTCAATACTTTACAAACTCTTGAAGAACATCAGACAGAAGGCATGAAAAAAATCAAGATTGCTTCTGCAATGCATATGATGTCAGGAGACATTAAGGATATTTTGAATGATAACTATATAGGCAAAATGCCGAATACATACGATAACAAATGCGTAGTTATGGCGATGATAGGAGAGTATCTGAGAGGACTTGCGGATGAGGATATTATAGACGATGATTTTAGCGTTGACATTGACATCGAAGCTCAGAAGACGTATCTTAAAGAAAAAGGTGTAAGTGTTGAAGATATGGAAGACGATGAGATTAAGGAATATAATACAGACGATAAAGTTTTTTTGAAGCTCAGAGTTAAATTCGTTGACGCTATGGAAGACATCAGCATTGTAGTTGAGATTTAAACGAAGTGAGGTGATTTTATGGAAAAATTTACTGTTAAAGACGTGTTAAACGGCAACGATGCCGGAATGTGGCTTGACGATGAAAAGATGGCCGAAGTTTATGGTGTTCAGGCAAAACAGAAGTACAACAAAGAAAAAATTCAAATTCCCGGAACTTACGTAGAGGATAATCATGTAGTGAGTGTTTCAGGCTCAGGTTCTCTCAAAATGTATAAGACAAGTTCAAGAATGCTCGAGGTGGCCCAAAGAATAAAGAATGGTGAAGATGTGAGATTTACCATTATTTCAAAGAGGAAAAATAAAAAAGGCAAGACAGAGAGAGTATTTATTCTTGGCGTATCGTTTGACGAGAGTGTTATTGCTGATTGGGAAACGGGCAAGATTTCCCAGGAGGAAATTCCGTTTACATTTACGGATTTCGATGTTAAAGACAGCTTTTAACGGAGGTAGAAAAAATGGATGAATGTATTAAGGCTCTTTTAGAGCTTGACAGAGATAAGTTTAAAATCGAAAACAAGGAATTTAAGGTGAAACGTCTTTCTGAACTTGCAGGTATGGACGTCATACTGGAGCTTAAGCCTATTTCTTTTTCAAGACTTTCGGAGCTTAAGGAAATGAATGAGGATTTTGACGAGCTTAAGCTTGCTGTTGTCTCTGACGGAATTGTTACCGATATTGCACCGCTTAAAGCTAAATTTAAGGCTGAAACAAAGCAGGAGCTTCTGACTGCTATGTTTACACCGGGAGAAATAGATGATGTGTATCTTGCAATCTCTAAAATGTCAGGCTACAACGGAATGACGATTGAGGAGATTAAAAAAAAGTCGAGTCAAACGGAGAATGGCAATTGATGTTTTATCTGTTTAAAAGTCACCATGTAATGCCGGATGATTTTTACAAAATGTCACCCGGCGCAAAGGTGATTGCGCATGGATTTATGGCTTATGATTTTGACTTGAAAAGAGGTGAGTAGTAATGCCTGACGTTAGTATTGCGATTTCTGCCCAGGACAATTATTCGGGAGTACTTTTGAAAATTAAAAATTCACAGACTGCTTTTCGTAAGGATGTACAGGAGCTTTCAAAGGAGCTTGACCGGTTCAATAAAACCAAAGTGAATTTAAAGGTTGATTTAGCAGCTGCAAAAAAAGAACTGCAGGATGCTCAAAGAGAGTTTAAAAAAACAAATGATGCAGCAAAACTTGAAGGCGTGAGAAAAGCTCAGGAAAACTATGACCGGATAAAAGATAATCTTAATGCGGTTTCAAAAGCTGCAAAAAACACTCAAAAGGACCTTGATGACCTTGCAAAAAGCGAAGGAAGAAGGGGCAACAGAGGAAGCGGCGGAACTTCCGGAAGCGGACTTTCTGCACTCGGAAAATCAGGTCTTGTAGGAATGCTCGGGAATACTCTTTCAAACAGCGCAAATGTACTTGTTGCATCTGCATACGGCAATGAAGTAGGTGAAATGTTTGGAAGTGTACTTGGAGGTGCTGCATCCGGAGCGGCTATGGGCATGCTTGCAGGACCTGTAGGAGCAGCAATTGGCGCTGTAGCAGGAGGAGTTGCCGGAGCAATCCAGGGCGCTACGAATAATTTCCAAAAAAAAGATGATGCGTTTAAATCTGTTGTTCAGTCAGAATATGACAGGGTTACTGAGAATGAAAAAAATATGCTGCAAAATGGTACAGCTGTTTATGCGGCTCGCGAGATGACACAGACTTCATTTGAGACTCTTATAGGAAAAGAAGCTACGAATAATCTTATTCCGCAGCTTAAAACATATGCAGACGTTACTCCGTTTGCATACGATACAATAATGAACTCCGCTAATCAATTATTAGCATTTTCTGTGAAACCTGATAAAATGATGGGTTTAATGAAAATGTTTGGTGATTTATCAGGTGGCAATGCTGATAAACTTGCAACTATCATACGTTCTTACGGAAAAAGTTTTGGTGCCGGACGTGCTGATATGCAAGATTTGAACATGATGACCGAAGCGGGCATTCCTATTTTGTCATCTCTTGCAAAGGTAAAAAAAGTTTCTGAAAAACAAATAAAAGAGGTAATCAGTAAAGGAAAAGTTTCAGCATCAGACGTTGAAAAAGCCATCGAATTATTAACTACCAACGGTGGAATGTTTGAAGGTATGATGGATAAGATGTCAACTACTTATTCAGGGTTACTTTCTACAAAAGAAGGACTTGATGATGATTTGGATGCTGCTTATGGACAAGGATATGCAGAAAGAAGAAAAGAAGGACTTCAAAAAAGTATTGATTTCGGTTCTTCCGAAACTTTTGGAATTTTGAAACAGGGATATGAAAAAATAGGCGAATACAAAGCTATGTTAGAAAATGATCAGGACGAAAAATTACGTCAATCCTTTGAGAGGGTTATTGAATCCGAAGCGTATAAAATTGCTGAAAACGAAGGTAATACACGCGAAATGGGTAGAATGCTAAAAGAAGCGGAAGTACAGGCGCAAATTGATTATTACAACTCTACCGGATATCAATTATTCCAACAAACAGAAATAAACATGGTAAACAATCTTCAAAATAGTCTTTCTTCGTCATGGCATAACTTTGGATATCAAATGGGACTTGAGTTCAACAAAGGACTTGCGTCTACAGAAGCCGGAAGACAGATTACCCTACAGGGAAAGGGCGGAGCCTCAAATCCTGCTCCGCCTTTACTTAAGCCGAACGCATGGGGATTGAGCTTTGTGCCTTATGATGGTTATCCTGCTATTCTTCACGAAGGTGAACGTGTAATGACTGCTTCTGAAAACCGTCAGTATTCTTCAGGCGGTGGCTCATCGGCATCCATTACAATCACCGGGAATACTTTCAGCGTGAGAAATGACAGCGATATTGATGCTATTGCAAGTGCTTTAGCAGATAAGATAGAAGAAGCAAGGGAGGGATATTATAGTGGCTAAAAGGTATGCAGTATTTATTACACCTGAAGAAACAATTTCGCTCCCGATTACTCCTTCAGAGATAAGTGACGGATTTGCTACCAAATACGAGACTGTAAATATCAACTCTATAGGCGACGTATATCTGCCCGGAACTGATACGGATGATGATATTAAGCTTGAATGCTTTTTCCCGGCTCGGAATCATCCTTTCGCTAACAAGCAGATGGAGCCTTATGAGTATGTAGACTGGTTTGATGGTCACAGGAAGATGAAAACCGTACTGCGATACATTGTACCGGGTACTCTGATTAACAGGCGTGTAAGGATAGGCAGTATTGAATTTAAGGAAAAAGACGGATTTAATAATGTCTATTATAATCTTACTTTAAAGCCATTTGTACCGATTACGGAGGAGCGTTATGATGAGACTTTGAATGAAAGAAAAGCAGTTATCAGATATACTTCGCAAAAGCATGATTCTTTTCGCTCCATTTCACGTGATTTTTATGGTACTGATATATACTACCTCAAAATACGTGATTATAACCATCTGATGGCGGCTACAATTCATCCGGGGACAACGATTCTGATACCGCCCGTTAAGGCTTTGGAGGAGTTATGATGCAGGTATTTTTAAATGACATTGATGTAACCAGGCGTGTTGCAAACCTTAAAATAAGCGGAAATTATAACAAGGCTTTTCGTACTTGTGAATTTCCGCTTATTGTAAAAGACGGTTCGTATAAATTTGACATTCCTGAATTTATAAGCAGCGTGAGAGTCGAAGAGAATAGTAAAAATGTCTTCTGGGGATATATTACAAAACGTTCATTTTCTGCCGAAAGCAATGAGATGAATTTTGTATGCTATGATCCCGGAATATATCTGAAACGCAACAAATGGAGCTATAATTTTAAAGACACTACACCGGAAGATATTGCAAAGGAAGTAGCAAAAGGTTTTAATATTGCTGTCGGTGAGGTTGCTGTGACGGGAATTAAAATGTCAAAGGTGTTTATCGGGAAGGCTTTATATGATGTTATAATGTCGGCTTATACGGAGGCTTCAAAAAGTAATGGTAAAAAGTATGTGATGCGTTTTATCGAAGGAAAGATGAATATCTTTGAAAGAAGCGTTAATGATGTAGTTCCGGAGATTACAGGATATACAAAGCTGATAGGTGCAAAATACTCTGACAGCATTGAAAATATGGTGAACAGAGTTGCTATATATGACGTTAATGATAAATTCAAGCAGTATATATCGGATGAAGCTTCTATGAAGAACTTCGGCATTTTTACGGAGTATCTTAAACAGACAAAAAAGGAAAACAAAATTGATGAAGCCAATAAAAAAATCAAAGAAGGTTCAAAGCCTAAAAAGGATTTGACTGTTGATAATTTGGGTGACATCAATTGTGTGACCGGAAATATGATTTTCGTTGACGATAAGGCTTCAGGACTTTGCGGAATTTTTCACATTGACGGTGACACTCACGAATGGAAAAAAGGAATCTACTACAACAAGCTTACGTTGAATTTTGAAAAAATAATGGATGAAAAATCTGTTGAAAAGAAGGAGAGTAAATAATGGATGTGTATGCAAGGCTCATAAGAGCTTTATCGAGAGGCGATAAGCCTAAGACTGATTTTATCGTCAAGGTTATTTCTCTTGCGCCGGTTACTGTTGACATCGGAGTGATAAATATAGAACCCGGATATGTAAATGCCGATATCGAGCTTGAGGCCGGTTGTAAAGTTTTTATGGTTTCAGATGAGGATTATTCAGCTTTTACTGTCCTTTGCAAGCTCCGGGAGGTGTAAAAAAATGAATTTATATCCATTTATAGACAATGCAAACGAGAACAGCGCTTCAAAATCCTACGGGAAGGATGTGAAGTGGGATTTTGAAAAAAATGTTCCCGTTTATGACGCAAAAGGAAATCCTGTTTTTGTATCGGGAGTTGAAGCGGTTTTGTCCTGGTCTTACAGAGCTTTATCTACAGAGAGATACGCTCATAAGCTTCACGTACGCTCGTATGGTAATGAGATTTTTGAGCTTATAGGCAAATGCCCGAATGACGGAATCTTAAACAGTGAGGCTCAGAGGATGATAAAAGAGTGCCTTTGTCAGAATGGTGCTGTAAAAGTCATTAAAAATTTTACGCACCAACGAGATGGTGACAAGGTTGTGTTTACTTTTAGAATTGAAACTATCTACGGAGAGGAGGATATGAAGCTTGAATATTGAAGATATAAAAAACAGAATACTTTCTGACATTGATGATGATATTGACACTTCGGAAGGAAGCTTTGCAAATGACATTGTAAGCGGTGCTGCTTATGAGATTGCAAAGGTTTATGACAAGATTGATGAATCTTTGAGCATTTTTCTTTTGGAAACTATTGACGGTGAATATGCTGAAAAACGGTGCGGTGAAAAAGATGTAGAGCGTGATCCGGGAGCATGTTCATCGGGATTACTTATTTTTTCAGGTGAAGATGGTACTGTAATTCCAAAAGGCTTCAGAGCGGAAGATTCTAATGGAGTAGGCTTTTTAACGCTTGAAGAAGTTACTATAGCTGACGGTTCGGCAGAGGTGCAGAGCATTGCGGCAGAACCGGGAGAAAACGGAAATGTAGCTCCGGGGGAAGTAATGTATATTAAAAATATGATTAACGGTGTTAAAAGTGTTACAAATTCAGAATTTTCAGGCGGCACAGAGCCTGAGAGCGACAAAAGTATGATAGATAGATATAGATATCTACTTAAAAATCCACCGTCCTCCGGGAATAAGTCTGACTATATAAAATGGGCGACTGAGGTTGATGGAATTGCTGATGCACGTCCTGTCAGATGCGCTGACGGTCCGGGTACTGTAAAGGTTATTGTACTTGGTGAAGATAATTCAGCGGTGCCTGATGTAACAGTGAAGCTTGCAAAGGACAATATCTTAAATAAGTGTCCGTTACCACCTGATATTACTGTCGTATCTGTTGAAGAGATTGACATAACGGTTACAGCTACAGTTACTCTTGAAAGCGGTTATTACATAAAAGACATTGCAGAGCAGGCAAGGGTGTCTATTGATAAGTTTTTTAAGGAATTTAATCCTGAAAAGCATGATAAGATTTATGCAAATAAAATTGAGGGCTTTATAACAAGTTTACCTGGAGTTATAAACTGCACAAATTTAAAGCTGAATGATAACAATACATATATTACGATGGATGTTTCAAAAAGTCCTAAGTTGAATGGAGTGAATTTATCATGATTACGCTTTATCCGGATTTTTATAAAAATGATAAGCGTTTCTGCAGTATTCAGACAGCGTTTAACAATGAAATTATAAGACTATGGAATTATTACGATAATTACATCAATCAGCTTTTTATTCAGACTGCAGTTGAAGCTTTGAGCCGATGGGAAAAGCTGTACGGACTCTCGGAAATGCCTACAGCTGATATTGAAACGAGACGTTCGCGTGTGCTTGCAAAAATGAAGGTATATACTTCCACAGAAGCATACATAAAGCAAGTGGCAGGGACTTTTACAAACGGCAAGATAAACATCACGAATGACAGCAGAAATTATAAGATTACTGTTGAATTTTGTGACGAGTTTGGCACTCCGGAGTATATTGAGGATTTTAAAAACATATTTGAAGCGATGATTCCTTATCATTACGAGATTGAGTATATCTATAAATATAGAAAATGGAGTGAAGTATCAGGTTATACATGGGAAGAAGCTTCGGCTTACACATGGGAAGAATTCAGAAGTTTGGAGGTAATTGAGAATGCAGACGAGTGATTTTTTAAAAATGAACTTGCAGGAACAAAAAGATAATGTCAATACTGATGTTATTACAGGTAATTTTAAAATTATTGATAAAAAGTTTCAGGAGCATAGTGAGTTGTTTTCGGGACTTTTAAAGGCTCACATCGGAACGTATGACGGAAACGGTGACGAGGAAAGAGTTATTGAACTTGGCTTTGAGCCGGATGCGGTGATTGTGCATCCGATTAATTCAATGTTTGAGTTTTACGATGCATTTTCGACCGCAGAATATATGTACGGAGCTGTGACTGTTAAAGGAGTATCTGCAGCGATTTCTGCTGATTATCCGGATTATATAAAACTGGAGATAACGAAAGTCGGGTATAAGATTTATAACAAAGAATATTATAAAAGCTCAAATTTTACAAAAGCTTCGTATCTGAATAAATCAGGCGTGAAGTATATGTATATAGCATTTGAGAGGTGATTTTTATGATTATTAAATTCAAAGTTGAGAATCAAAGAATTACACGTCTTGATAGTAATTTTGTTGTCAATGGAACTAAAAACTATTTATTTGCTGAGTTTGATTTTTCGGAAGAGTGGACAGGTGATATATTTGCAATTTTTAAAAATTCAGAGCTATCTAAAGCGTATAATCAGCTGATAGAAGACGGTCGTTGTACTGTCCCATGGGAAGTACTTCAAAACCCCGGAACTCTTTCAGTCAGTGTATTCGGCGGTGATTTGATTACGTCAAACAGCGTTGCTATAAAGCTTCATGAGAGCGGTTATGATGAAAATGCTAAAGAAAGCATGACGCCTACTCCTGAAGCGTTTGAACAGCTTTTGCAAAAGGTAAAGCAGGAATTTACCATGACAAATCACTCTCACGAAAATAAAGACGTTATTGATATCATTACCGAAGAAAGTCTTCATAAGATTGAAATGGCTGCGGTGGTGTATGACTTATGGAACGAAAAAGTGCCGGTGATGGAAGAAAAAATTTCTTTAATTGAATCAAAGGCTGATAAAGTGGAATTTGTAAATCCTGAATTTGCGGTGCTTGACCTTTCAAAAGCGTATAATACAGTATATAATGCGGATGTTTTTAATTCTTTAATTATAAACATTCCTGACGGTGCGTACAACAATGATTTTGCAACAGCTTTGAATTTTACGGCAGGTGACGGCATTTTGATTGATTATCCTGCATCCGGTGTTATTCAATGGATTGGAGCAGACTGCAGCACGCAGGACGGTTATTCTTTGTTTATTCCTGTATCCGGGAAAAGATATAATATTATCATTACTTTTGACGGTCAATATTTAGTCGGAAAAGTTGCCGGCTTTGTTCCGACAAGCTCAAATGTACCGGCATCAGAGGCGGTGAATGAATGATGAATTTTTTGGAATGGAATCACAGAGGCGTGATGAATGTTATTAATTCAGTTAAAGGATTTGTACGTATGATGTCAGGTATAAGAAGTCTAACGCTTTCTGATTGCGTTGATAATGATAGTCTTATTAATTTAAAGCTTTATGGAAATTCGGTACAGGACGGAGCTCCTGTGCCGGATAATCCTGTTGAGATTGAGTCTGTGGGTGAACTTGTTGAAGATGCGAACGATAATAATTATGGAAAATATAAAATAACATTAAAGGCATCTGATGGCAAAGGAAGCGTCGAACTTTTTAACATCTTCGCAAACGAGCCTTTGAGGAAGTTAAGTAATCATCAGGAAGCAGATGAGATTGATTTTAAAAATAAAGTCATAAAAAGAAAAATCGGTTCTAAATTTATAAACGGTGATGAAAGTTGGATAATTCAATCAAGGAATGATTACGGCATCATCAATTTTTATTGCAATAGCTTTTATGACGGAGTAAAATATAACGCTGCAATCTTATGCAACTATTTACCAACTCAAACGACAACAATAGGTAATACGCAAACTGAAGGAGTATATTGCGGAGCAAATCATACTTGGCTGTATATCAGATGTAGTAATGAGCGATGTAGTACAGTCAAGGATTTTAAAAGCTTTCTTGCGGAAGCAAAGCCGCAAGTGCTGTTTGTCAAAAAAAACGAAACGGAAGAGATGATAGATGTGCCGAAGCTTCCGACATTCAGAGGAACAACAATATATGAAGTGACAACTGATGTTCCTACATCAAAGATTGAAGCTGAATATTACAGCGTAGCGAAAGGAGATTAGAATGAATAAGTATTATAAATTTATCAACGAGAGGAAAATTGAAGAATTTAAAAATCAATATGTAGTAATTGACAATCGGATTTATTCAGGCGTTATAACGCCTGAACTGCTGAAAAAGGCAGGGTATAAAGCGTTTGTATCGAGTGAAGCACCTGAATATGACTCGGAAAAACAATGTGTTTGCAAAAAATACATTGACGGTGAGGATGTTATAACGGAAGTTTATGAAGTTGTTGATATAGCGGATGAAATTGCAGAGGAGTGATTTTATGGAAATTTTAACCGGGCTTTTGCCTGATTCGGCAAATTACAGAACAGGAAGAAAAGAGGATATAAAATATATTGTTATTCATTATACAGCTAACAAAGGAGATACAGCTTTTAACAATGTAAAGTATTTTCATAACAATATCCCGAAGGCTTCGGCACATTTCTTTGTTGATGAGAACAGCGTTTACACGAGTGTACCGTTATGCTCTACAGCTTGGCATTGCGGAGGCGGTCTGCAGGGCTCAAAGGGTCATGCGTGGTATGGAAAATGTACAAACAGCAATTCGATTGGTGTTGAAATGTGTCTGCTGAACAAGTCGGGCGATGTACGCAAAGGTACTCTTGCTAAAACAGCAGAGCTTGTAAAATATCTTATGAAAGAATATAACATTCCGGTCGAAAATGTCATCAGACATTGGGACGTCACAGGAAAGAGTTGTCCTGCTCCTATGACAGGAGATAATAACGCATATTGGGAAGATTTTAAAAACAGAATTTCAGAAAGCGAGGAATTGACCATGTCACAATATGAGGAAATTATGAAGAAGCTTGAAGCGCATGATAAGATTATTAATCTTGTCGGCAATGACATTCAGACTGTCAATAAGAGAGTGGATGAGGTCGAAAAGGAGAATAATCGTCAGAATGAGATTATTAATCTCGTTGGAAACGATATACAAAAAATTAATAAGAAGGTAGGTATTTAACTGTGGAGAATACAATTAAATTTGCGGAGCATATGGCAGCAATTGAGCAGGACATGAAGTCGGTTCATCGAAGACTTGATGCTCTTGAAGGCTTGACAGAAAGCATTCATGCTTTAGCTACATCTGTAGCAAGCACAGCCACAGAACTTAAGGCTATGCGCAAGGATATTAATAATATTGATGAACGGCTTGAAATAGTTGAAGAACAGCCTAAAAAACGATATGAAGCGTTTATAATGGCGGTAATTTCTGCAGTAGCTGGAGCGGTTGGAGGCTACATACTTAAATCATTAGGAATCTTTTAAAGGAGATGTATATTATGAAAATATCAGCAGGAACAATAGCAAGAACAGTTATTTTAGCTGTAGCGCTTGCAAATCAGGTGCTTACAGCTATGGGGAAAAATGTGATTGACGTATCTGATGATACCATCAATACATTCATTTCAACTGCTTTTACGGTAGGAGCTTCTCTTGTAGCTTGGTGGAAGAACAATTCGTTTACTCAGGCAGCTATTAAAGCGGATGAGATATTGAGAAAAAGTAAGATTTAAAGCTAATATACAAGATTTGGAGTTTAACCAAAAGTTTAACCAATCTCAAATAATTTCAGCTTTTTTGAGGTGATTTTACTATACTTTTCAAAAATGGTAAAAAACAAGAAAACCGCTTAAAACAAGGTTTAAACGGTTTTCTTGTGGTACGCCGGAAGGGATTCGAACCCCCGACCTTTTGGTTCGTAGCCAAACACTCTATCCAACTGAGCTACCGGC